AACGGCGTCGAGGACAATACCACCCACTCATCAAAGGAGCTTTTAGATTTGGAGGCGTGGAAAGATGGTGACTCTGAGGGATTACCAACAGCGGGCGATTGACGACCTGTATCGATGGTTCTACGAGCACGAAGAGGGGAACCCTTGCCTCGTGCTTCCGACCGGCGCCGGGAAGTCGATCATTATAGCGGAACTCTGCCGGGACGCGCTTGTCTCATGGCCTGGTACGCGGATTTTGATTCTGAGTCACGTGAAGGAATTGCTTCAACAGGACGCGGACAAAATCCTCGCGGTCTGGGCGGAAGCGCCTCTCGGCATCTACTCGGCGGGGCTAGACCGGAAAGAACTGAATCAGATCACCGTGGCGGGCATCCAGAGCATACGGAAACACGCCACGAAGGTTGGACACATCGACCTTGTTATTGTCGACGAGGCGCATTTAATAAGCCACAAGGACGAAGGCGGGTATCGTACCTTCCTGAAAGACCTCCAGGCAATCAATCCCGGTCTCCGCGTCATCGGACTGACCGCTACCCCGTACAGGCTCGGGCATGGTCTCATAACGGACAAGCCTGCTCTTTTCGATGCAATCCTCGAACCCGTCTCTTTGAAAGACCTGATAGATGAAGGATATCTTGCGCCGCTTCACTCCAAAGGAATGGACCTTCTGCTTTCGGTCGACGGCGTTGACAAGCGCGGGGGAGATTTCATTGAGGAAGCCCTGCAGAAAGCGGTCAACACGAAGGAGAACAACGCGGCCATCGTCGATCAGACGCTTTCCATCTCCCGCGACCGTCGTTCGATTCTCGTCTTTTGCTCCGGAGTGGATCACGCCTACGCGATGCGAGACGAGTTCCGCAGGCAGGGAGAGACGGCGGAGGCGGTTCTCGGCGATACGCCGTCCGAAGAACGTGCGCGAATTCTTGAAGACTTCAAGGCCGGGCGCGTGCGGGTGGTGACCAACAACAGCGTGCTGACCACGGGTTTCGACGCTCCGGATACGGACGTGCTGGTGATGGCTCGACCAACGGAGAGCACGGTTCTTTATGTCCAGTCGGCTGGGCGCGGCATGCGTCCGAAGAAGCATTCGAAAGACTGTCTGGTGCTGGACTTCGCCGGGAACGTGCGCCGTCACGGACCGATCACGGAGCTGCTTCCTCCGCGAAAGAAGGGGGAAAAGCGCGGCGAGGCTCCGGTCAAGCTCTGCGAGGAGTGTCAGGAGCTGGTACCGATTTCAGCCCGCACATGCCCGGCGTGCGGATGGGAGTTTCCGCCCCCGCCGAAGAAAACATACAAGCTGCACAACGACGACATCATGGGCGGAAAACGCCTTCTCGACGTGGACGGGTGGAGGTGGCGGCGGCACATCACATCCTCGGGCAAGGAGTGCGCGACGGTGACGTACTACTCGGGAGCCGACGCCGTGACGGAATACCTTCTGCTTCTGCACGGCGGATATCCGGAACAAAAGGCTATTTCCCTTCTGGACCAGTTCCAGAGGAAAGGAGGAGTTGCAATCATGAATCCGTACGATCTTGACGAAGTGGTCGAAGCAATGGGACAGGCGACTCCTCCGGCGCTGATATCCGTGGAGAAGGACGGCAAATACGACAGGGTGACGGGAAGACAATGGATGCAGTAGAGAAAGTCCCGACGGAGCACGAAGAGCAACGGGCCTTCGTGCGATGGTTCCGGCGCAAGTACAAGGACGTTCTGATTTTCGCCATTCCAAACGGCGGAGCGCGCAGTCCTTCCACGGCAGTGAAGCTGAAGGCCGAGGGAGTTGTGAGGGGCATTCCCGATCTCTTTATCCCCGCCTGGGGAACGTTCGTCGAAATGAAGCGCGTGGTCGGAGGGAGGTTGTCGCCGGAACAGAACCACTGGAAGAGTTATCTTGAACGGGAAGGGTACGCGGTGCTGGTCTGCGCCGGATGCGAACAGGCGCAGAAGGATTGCGAGCGACGGCATAAGGAGGTGGCGGAGTGGCGAACCTGATACCGATTTTCGGCGACGCGTGGCAGGCTCCGCCGCCTCGCATCGCCTCTCCGGAGGAACAGCTTTCTTCCGCGATGGAAGACGCAGGGATAGACCCTCCGGACGAGATTCTCCTCGACGGCAGGATTCACCGCTTCAACACCGGAGGGAAGAAAGACAAGAGTGGATGGTATGTCGCCTTCGCGGACAAGATACCGGCCGGACGCTTCGGCGACTGGCGCAACGACATCACCATTCCGTGGACCGCCGACATGGGCCGCGAGCTTACATACGAAGAGAACGAGGCGCGGAAGCGTCACGTGGAACAGGCGAAGATAATGCGCGACCGCGAGCTTGAAAAGCTGCATGATACGGTGGCGCTGGCGGCACAAAGGATATGGGACAGCGGAACCCCGGCAACGGCGGATCATCCGTATCTGCGAATGAAGGGCGTGCAGCCGCACGGTTTGCGCGTCTCCGGAGACGGGAAGCTGATGATTCCCGCGTGCACGTTTGACGGAGACATCAGAACCATCCAGTACATCGACGCCGAAGGGGGGAAGCTCTACCACCAAAGCGGCGAAGCGGGAGGGAATATCTGGATTCTAGGCGACGATTCTCAAAGCCCTCTCTACGTGGCGGAGGGATTCGCCACGGCCGCGACGATCCACGAAACGACGGGAAAGCCCGTGGTGATAGCTTTCTCTTGTCATCACCTTGTATCTGTGGTCGGCGAGCTGCGCGAGCGGAAAGGCACAATGACGGATATCTGCATCGTGGCGGACAACGACAAGAGCGGGATGGGAGAGAAGTGGGCGCGTATCGCCTGCGACAAGCACGGAGCGCGCATGGTGCTGATTCCGGAATGCGGCGACGCGAATGACTACGCGCAAAGCGGGCACGATCTCGGCGCGCTGCTCGCCCCCCCGCTAGAAGGCTGGCTTATTTCGGTGAAGGATTTCGCCAGAGTACCGGCACCGATCCCATGGCTGATAAAAGGATGGCTCCCGGCCGGGGGGCTGACAATGGTCCACGGTCCTTCAGGGTGCGGAAAGACTTTCGCTGTTCTGCACTGGTGCATGTGCATCGCCACGAACGACAACATGATCCAATGGAACGGGCTGAAGACGAAGAAGGGCAGAATCATCTACCTTGCCGGAGAAGGGCACCACGGGCTGCGCTCCCGCGTGGCTGCGTGGCTGAAATACTACGACGTCGACCCGGCGGACGTGGATCTTTTCATATCGGCTTCCGGATGCGACTTAAACACGTCCGAAGGCTGGCTGCGGGTGAAGAGTCACATCGACGCTCTCGGAGGCGCGCCGGTGCTCATCGTGGTGGATACGCTGCACCGATTCTTCGCTGGCGACGAGAATAGCGCCCAGGACGCCAAGCAGATGGTGGACGCCTGCGCGGGCTTGCAGCGGGAATACGGCTGCGCCGTTCTGCTGGTGCACCACACGGGCGTCAACGAAGAGGCCCAGCACAGAGCCAGAGGTTCGAGCGCATGGAAGGGTGCGCTCGACACGGAACACTCGGTCATCATGAAAGGGAACCGCGAGGACATTCAGATCGTCTGCCGGAAGATGAAAGACGCCGAAGAGCCGGAACCCGTCTGGCTGCGTCTGATGAAGGGCATCGAGCTTCCCGGGTGGTTCGACGACGACGGCGAACAGGTGACTAGCGCCGTGATCGTGAAGGGCGAAGAGCCTATGGAATCCACGCCGAAGGACAAGAACCTCAATGACGTGCAGCGGATCGGCTTGAAGACGTTCCGCATAGCGGCGGAGACGTTCGGCCAGCTGAAGGACGGACGGTTCGACGGGGTGTCGGTCGACATCTGGCGAAGGGAATTCTACAAACTGCAACGTCTAGACGTAGATGAAGACGATAAAGAGGCCGTAAAAAAGGCGCAGGAAAAACGAAAAAAAGCGTTTCAGCGGGTACAGGATAGATTGATCAATCTTGAGTACGTCAAACCGTCGGAAGATGGCAAGTTCTTTTTCCCCGCCGGGACGATGGCTGAGATTGATGCGATGTGTTTTGAAAGCAGGTTGAAAAGTTATAAAACAGAAAAACTATAGCAAACTGGAAGCAAACGGGACAAGGGACAGGACAGGACAGAGAGGGACATTTGTCCCGAGGCGTTGGGATTTAGCGGGACGGGACGGGACATATCTCTAAAGATATGTCCCGATGTCCCGATTGTCCCGCCCAGCAAATCAAGGTCAGCAAACTAGATAGTAATTATTACAAGTCTGACCAATACTGACGGTAATTTTTACCTTGTTTGAAGAAAGTGATGGTGGAAAATGATCGACAAACGACACGAACTTGCCGCGCTCAAAGCCGAACTCGAAGAACTTCAGCCGCAACTCGAAAAAACGCATAAGTACTCCTCCGAGTATCCTCCCCTGGCGTCGAAGGCCGACGCGCTGGAGAAGCGTATCGCACGGTTGGAGAGGTACATTCTGCGGAACGAAGGGCAGGCG